CTGCGTACCTTGCGAACCAGTAGGACCAGCAACGCCCTGTATGCCTTGCGGACCCGTCGGGCCGGTTGGACCGGCGACGGTTGAGGCTGCGCCGGTAGGACCAGTTGGGCCTTGCGCCCCAGTAGGGCCAACTAATCCGATTGACTGAATAACAACGATTAGTTGTTCGTTATTAGCAAAATTAGTTGTGCCTGTACCGCCCGAAGTCACTAGCGTAACGGGAACCGAAACATAACTGTTCGATACGACGGTCGGCGTTCCGTTCACTTCCCATTTTTGGAAGTTCGCGGAATTATTACGATCTTGGAGGACGATAACATCGCCGTCCTTCAAAATACCTAGAAAAATATCAATGTCTAAATTGTTTTGCTCTAGATGGCTTAAAACAATGCTCGTCGCGGAAATTTGCGTTGCGTTGTTCCAGTACAAATGCCCATTAGTAGGAACGCCGCTTGTGACGTTAGTGTCCGCTTGATATTCGTAAAAACTGGAAGATTGCCCGTCTACACCTTGCGGACCGGTCGGGCCAGTCGGTCCCGCCACGGTAGATGCCGCACCGGTTGGACCAGTTGGCCCCGTGTCACCTGTCGCGCCAGTCGGCCCGGTGTTGCCTTGTACGCCCTGAACGCCTTGCGATCCCTGCGGCCCTGTTGGGCCTGTATCGCCTTGCGTGCCTTGCGCCCCGGTTGGGCCGGTTGGCCCTGCGACATTTGATGCCGCGCCCGTTGGCCCAGTTGGGCCAGTATCCCCTTGTAAACCCTGCGGACCGGTTGGCCCTGCAATACCCTGTGCGCCAGTTTCGCCTTGTACGCCTTGGACGCCTTGTGGACCGGTCGGCCCCGGCACGGTCGATGCTGCGCCCTGTGCGCCGGTCGGACCCGTTGCGCCTTGCGGCCCGGTCGCGCCAACAGTGCCAGTCGGTCCAGTCGGACCCGCCACGCCTTGTGTACCTTGTGGGCCAGTCGGACCGGCTACACCCTGCACACCTTGGATGCCTTGCACGCCCTGTGAACCGGTCGGGCCGATGTTGCCCTGTGAGCCTTGGCTTCCAGTCGGACCAGTAGGGCCAGCAGCGCCCGACGGTCCCGGCGCACGAATAATGACATTCTGCGTTGTTTCGGAAACAACGACGTTGTTTAAAGTTTCGTCGACGATAACTCTGGTTTCGCTCATCGCGTCACCTCGGCGTCAACGGTAAATGATCCTTGCACTAATCGTGTCACGACTGCGCCTGTGACCATTTCCAAGTCATAGACGTAACAACCCGCTGTGATAGCGGCTGTCTGCGTCGCTGTTGCCGTCACGGTAATAGTTCCGGCTGCGCCACCTAGTGATATACCGCCGTTTTCGGTCGTCAGTGACAACAAAGTAGATGCCGACCCAACCGTCGCACGCACTTGCATTCGCGCCGTGTACAAAGTTAGATCAATCGGATTTGCTGTCGAATCTTCCCAAGTAAATACACGCGTAAAGGTCGCGCCCTGATCGCAAACAATGTCGTGAGTACCGGCCATATTAAACCCCCGGTGCTACATTCTGCGGCGCTGTGCCACCCGGCAACGTCACGCCAACCGATGTAATTAGTTCGTCTTCGGATGCCCTTTCGCGCAACACGTCTTCAATGTCTAACCCGCGTTCGGCGAGCGCTTGCGTGCGCGTCATCAAACCGTTATTAATGGCGACAATCTGCGCTTCGGCTTCGTTGCGTGGGTCGACCCATTGCCAACCACGCGGAACCCATTGTGTTTCGCTAAATTTAAAATACTTGTTGCCCGGTAGCGATACCGCGCCAAAGTCCAATGCATTACGCAACCAGCGCAAATACACCGGCTGGCAAAAATGTTCGATCATCCAATGCTGGACCGTGCGCCACTGGTCGCGTTCTTCGAGCAACCCTTGACGAATGGACGAATACGAAACCGATTCCAAGTCATTAGCGAGCGACGTATACGAAACGCCCAAGCCGGACGCGATACCGCGCAACATGGCCTTTTCGAATTCACGAAATGCGGTCGACGGATGTTGCGGGTTGTATTCCTTAAAGTTTACGCCCGCTGGCAGTTGCATAAACTCGCCGGGTTGCGCGTTCATGTTTAACGTGCCGTCGGCGTTCGGGCCATCGGCTTGGAATTCGTCGCCCGATTCCGAAATGAAGAAACCCATTTTAGATGCGCCGATTCTGGCGGCGACTAACTCGGCTTCCTCATAACCACCCAACATTTTTAGACGCGTCATCGCGGTTGCCGTCCACGGCGTGCCGCGTGTCTGTCCGACGCGATCCTGTCGGAATGCGTGAATCATGCGGTCAGCCGGTATGCGAATGTCGCGGACGTACTGTCCCGAAAATTGGTAGTCGTCTGGATGCCGTGCCTTTACGTAGTACGCAACCGGACGCCCGGTCGCGTCAACTTCGACGCCCATGCGGATTTGGCTTCCGTCGGGTAATACTTCGTTTTTGTCTTGGTCCACCAAGTCGGCGTCGATAAATTGCAAGCGGAAGTGAAACGGGTTTGCTTCGTCTTCCACGAACAACACGAAACATTCGCCATCGCGCACCACCGATTCAATAAATACTTTTTGCGCGTCGACCCACGACAAACGGCCATCGACCGTGCAAACGCCGGGTCGCCCCCACTGATAAAAAGCACGTTCCAAAATTTGGTTTGCCAGTTGATCCAGTGCGCCGTTCGGCTCCCGTGCGCGAACCTGTAGCGTGATGCCACGCGGTCCGACCACGTTGGTTGCCACTAAGTCTAGGTAACGTCGTGCGTAATCGTTGTTTTGGGCAAGGTCGCGTGATCGCGCCCGCATTGCCTTTAGCGTATATCGAATGTCCGCGTCGGCGGATTTAGTGGCCGTCATCCAATCGTTAAACAATCGGCCAGTGTTGGCCGCTTCAAATGCGCGGCGTCGGGGTTTCTTTGGGGTTCGCTTGAAAAGGTCTAATAACTTCATACGGTAAACCTCACACGAACCGTGCTATTTGATCCTAGCCCACGGGCGAGTTTCTCGGCTTGCTTTTCGCGGTTAACTTCGCCCTTCAGCCGCTCACGCTCGACAAACAAATCGGCGCGATTCCAACGCGACAAACTGCGGCCCGCAATCGAGTACGACGCGGCTGCAATGTTGGTCGGGTCCTTTAAGTACGCTTCGATGTTATCAAGCGCAATCTGCGCGAACGACCGTGGGTCCTCGCTCGACGTGGCTTTGTTCGCCTTAACTTCCGTTGTGCCGTAGCCGACTTCGACGCGTGCCGAATCCGACGTGCGCGTGATGTAGGCGACCCAATGGTATTTTCCGGGTTCGTAATTCGCCGTCGTGCTAGATGCAACTTCCACGACGTAACTACCTGATCCCGGCGTTGCGCTAACGGCGATTCGTTCGCCGGTTACGTCACGGCGAAACACATACGACAGCGAGTATGCCGACGACGGATAGTCGCTAATCAAGTCGGGACGTTTCCACGCCCACCTGTCCCCGGCTTGCACGGTGTCCGGTTCAATTACCGGGTAGTTGCTGGAATCAAATAAATTTGCCATATCATCTCCACCCGTTGACCCACCCGCCACCACCACCACGCGGTCGGCTTGGGAGTCTCCGTCTAATTGGATTCGGCGATTCGACAACCGGCGTAACTGCTACCGGCTGTTCGACGGGTTTTTCGTTTGATTTGCGATTCGGCAAAACCATTGGCCCCTGTCGACCGATGAATGCCGCATAAGCGTACACGAAACAGTCTAGCGCCTCTGTACGCGATCCAGACGTGCGCGGGCGGTAACTACGCACACGTCGACCCTGCACCATGCGGTGTACTAGCGTTTCGGCGGTTAGTTGGTCGAAGTACACTTCGTCGAGCGAATTAGCGAAATGGACGTAACCCGCACCGGGTTGCTGTATTCGCTTTAGTCGACCAAACAAAACATCTTTCGCCGTATCCACGCCGACAATAAAGACTTGTGCCGACGTGCGCCCCGCCCGCCCTGCGCGTTTCGGCCAGATTAACCGACCGAATCCGCCCGCACCCTTGATGGCCCAAACCCTCCGGGCCTTTCGTTTGGCGGCATATCCATATACTTGTTGCGTGAAGTGACCGCCGGAGTCGATACCCGCTGCCTCAATTAAGAGCGTGCGTCCGTCGTCCGTCGTTCGTTTCTGCAACAACCAATTATCTAAATCACGCCATAGCGACTCGGAACCCGGATCGCCTCGAAGTACATGGTGTTCGATAACCCACGTTT